AAGCCTTGTATCTGGCCTAGAAAGATAAGATGGGACATGACCAGAGAAACGGGATATAACAACGACGACCTAGAGCGCCAAAGAAAACCGGAACACGAGGGCGGCCTCGGGGCTTTCTTCGACGCTCAGATGCGGAACGACCCGTCCCCCGAAGAAAGACAGGACGTAAAATTATCATATGTGAACATTTATGATAAGAAAGATACCCCAAAACTATCACATGTGAGACTTGTGGGGGTTGAGGTTACGGGGGGTGGTAGGCTAGTCTACCAGGCAGTCCAGGAAAAAACAGAGAAGCTCCGTATTCCAGTACCGCTAGTAGAGATGCAGTCCCCAAGAAGGATAGGGGAGACAAAAGCTGATAAAATCAAAGCTGTCCTAGAGCCCTATGTGAGCACGGGGCGCTTCTGGATTCAAAAATGGATGCAGGGCGACAACGGCACGACCATTGGCTCTCTAGGTTATGAATTAAAACGCCTTGGCGTAGCAGTCAATGATGATATTGTCGACGCTGCCCACTGTATCCCCATGCACCTAGCTAAGGGCGTTAAGCCGCAAGAGGGCGAGCTAGTTCATCTTTATATAGCGTGCGACTTAGCATGGACCGAAGATAAACGCTCAGACTGGACCGTGCTCCTTGCGGGGGCTATCGACTCCAAAGAGAATTTCTGGATAATCGACTATGAGCGTTTCCAGTCATCGGTGCCTACAGTTATCGCTGATAGAATTATAGAGTTTTATCAGAAGTGGACGGATGAAAAGCAGACCAGACGCCGCACGGGCTATAGGTTTGCTATGTCTTATAAATAAGGAGAGTTATGAAAAAGGTAAACGTCACCACGATGCCGGTTCCCTCCAAGCCGGGCCCCAAGATAATTTCTTACGACCAGCTGGAGAAATCAGTTGGCGGCGCGAAAAAGTCAGAAGGTTCCGGTATGTTTAAGGGCGAGCTTAAGAAGCCCGGCAAGTAAACTACAATGGTAAACTGGCAGATATCCACAGAAGTTCGCGGCCCGAACGACAACAAAAGAGATGCAAAGATTGTCGATGCGGTCCTTCGTATGATGAAAGACTGCGATAGTCAAGCTCCCGCCATTAAAGCAAAGTGGCGGGAAAACTTTGATATGTTTGTTAACGGGTCCAACTTTCAGAATAAAAAGGATTGGCAATCCAGGTTTACAACCATGAAATTGTCCGCGTCTATCCGCCAGGCGCAGGCAATGCTGGTTAATACCCTGATTCAAAATCCCCGCTGGTGGATATTAGAGCCACGCAACCCCGAAGACCCCAGGGCGCTACGCCTGGGGAAGATACTCAAGAAGGTAGTGGTGCACTACATGGAGGAGGCAAAGTTTACCCGTCATGCGGGCACCTTCTTCCTGAATGCACTAATCAGCATGGGGAGTCTCTATATCGGCTGGCGTCTCAAGACTATACAGAACCCAGAGTATATTCTAGAGATAACGAAAGAAGCCGAGAAGAAAGAAAAGGCACGCTTAGCGAGGCACGTAGCTAATCCCCAGGCAACAGATGACCTACTCGACCCCGAGAATATAGAGTCATCACTCGCGGAGGCACTCTCCGATTTTGAGGCCGAAGCTATAGGCGAGGCACCGACCTCCCAGCCTAAGCCTAAAAAATATATCGAAATAGGCACACTAGACTTTCAGGACCCCCTACACGAACTGGTATGGTGGGACAACTCAGTGGCCTATATGGAAGATGCCACCTGGAAGGCGTTCGAGTACGATGTGCCGCTCTACGTTTTACGGCACATGGGAAAACTGGGCTTCTTCCCCGAGTCTAAAGTTAAGAAGGTAGGCCCTAAGAAGCTTGACCCAGACGAGGCGAGACGCAAGAGAGAATACTCTAACCTAACCTCTCAGCTCGCTGATGCGGAAGTAGCTTCTCTACTTGTCTATCAAGGGCCTTTGGTTATTGATGGGGAGATAGAGGAAGACGACTTTTTCTGCGTTATAGCGAATCGGGCAGTAGTTTTAAAAAGCGGCCCAAATCCCTACTGGGAACCACACGGCCACGGTTCTGCCATGATTAACGCCTCGGTTCGTCAAGTACCCCACCGAGCAACTGGAGCTGGGATCGGTGACAATGCTAATATAATCCAAAAAACCTATGATTCTAATCTTCAGTTGGTATGCGACCAATTTCGTTTTGCATTACCGGGACTTAACATAATCAACTGGACCTCGGTCGTCGACCAGTCAGCTCTCCAGGAGGGACTTGAGCCAGGAAAACTCATCGAAGTCCGGGACGAACCCAGTAAGGTATTTAAGCACGAAAATCTTACAAATAACCTAGAGAACCAAGTACAGCCAATCAATGAAGTTCTAAGACAGTCTATCGACGAGGCAACTGGGTTAAGCGACCTATTACTGGGCGGGGGCAACCTCCGAAGCAGAACCACAGCAGCAGAGACTAATGCGCGCCTCAACTCAGGCCAGCGCACTGTCAGCATTATAGCGCTAGACCTGGAGCAAAACTTCCTGCTTCCTGCGCTTCAAAAGATTTTTGCCCGCGTACTACAGTTCGGTATTCCAGACGTAGCCAACAACCCTAGACTCCGCGCTATTCTGACCGAAGATGAACAGGCAGAACTGATGGCTCTGGACGCTGGCGACAGAATGGACATTTTGAATAATTACTACCAGTTTAAGATTCAGGGATTCTCTGGCCTGACAGCGTCTGACGAAAAACTGGCCCGCGTCAATGAAGTCTTAGCGGCAGTAAACGGGAACCCAGCTGGCCCCCTTGCTTCGCAGGTAGATATTACAGCGCTCATTAAGTTATGGACCAGGCTGACGGGACTTGGCGATGACGAGATGCTTATTCGCAAAAACAATCCAATGGAGATTGTGAATGCCGAGAATACGGCCCTTTTAGCAGGGCATGACGTATCGGTGAACCAGGACGACGACGACCAAATGCACCTTCAGTATCATCAAATTGCAATGAACACGGGACAGCCGACACAGCAGATGATGATACACCTTCAGATGCACCAGCAGCAGATGATGCAGAAGCAGATGATGCAGCAACAGCAAATGCAGCAGCGGCAATTACCGCAATAACAACGACCAAACACTATGGATATCAATCGGGTTAAAGCGCCACCGACTAAGGCGCAGATAGAGGCCGACCGTCTCTTTGCCGTGTTGAACGACACGAACTATCAAGAGACTATAGGTAAGTGGATTAAAGATGAACAAGCGGCAGCCCTGCGTAAAGTGATGTCGCTGACGGGCCTAGAGGCTGAAATGGCGAAAGGCGCGTACCAAGTTTTGCAAGCAATATTAGACCGAGCTACTTTGATTATCGCAAAAAGAGACGCTGAGACTCAGCGCGAACTGGCCGCTATCAAAGCAGCTGATATAGAAGGAGTGATTAAATGACCACAGAAGCTACGACCACGACCACACCAGCGCCAGCCACGGAAGCGCCGCCCCCAGCACCTTCCGTTGATGTCGAGGCCATTAAGAAAGAAGCAGTAGAGGCCGCTAAGGCCGCGCTCGGAGATGTTAACAAGTTAGTTTCCGAGGAAGCCGGTAAGCGGGTGAAAGAGACGCTACGTAAGGCTCTCGGGGAAGAAGATGAATCGCCAGAGATTGACCCCGTTTTTATGGAGCTATATAAAGACCCCGTAAAAACCCTCGCTACAGTTAAGGACCTAGCAGTCGAGGAGGCCGAGAAGCGGATTACCGAGCGTCAGTCGGAAAGTGCGAAATATGAAAAGCAAGCCAAAGAATTGACCGACCCGTTTTTAAATGAATATCCGGAACTAAAGGATAATTTAGATATTGTGGATGGACTAGTAAGGTCAAAACTGGCTAAAGGGATAGAGTTTAAAGAAGCCGTAAAGGCTAGCTTTGAAGATACTGTGAAGCGTCTTGGCTTAAAGAATGCCAAAGAGGCTGCACATATGAAGAAGATTCAGGCGGCAGGACTGCCCCCAATGGGTGGCGGATACTCCGGGAGCGGCGGTCGCAAGGAATACAGTGAACAAGAATCCGCTTTAAATTATATCCAAGGAATGCGCAACGCTTCCAAGGCTACTAAGGAAATAAAGCGGGATAAATAGGAGGCTCATATGAGTGCAACTTGGGGTGCGTTTAGCTCCCTAATTAATGTTAATGAACTTAATGAGTACGTTCGCCACAAGGCCCAGGAAATGATGGGATATGCTCAGCTGTGCAATCCACCGACAGGTGGAGCGCTTGGCCGCAAGAGAGGGGATACCGTACAGTACACCTTCTATCCGAATATTTCTGCTGCCGGTGGAGAGCTTACTGAAACAGAGCGAGTGCCACGTCGGAGCATCACCCCGATTAAGGCTACCTATACTATTAAAGAGTATGGTAATTCGCTAGATTGGACCGAGAGCGTGGAAGAGCTTTCCCGCCTCGATTCAGAGAGTGATTTTATTAAAGCCCTAGTAGACGATTTACGTAAGCTTGACAACGAATTGGCGTTCAATGAGTTCGAGGCGACCGATTGGTTCTTCGTTCCTAATACCAGCGCTGACGAGTTCGATACTGACGATTCGCCGTCCTCAACCGCAAACGATACCTTCGACCATGCGAAGCTTCGGGCGCTGGCCAAGAGAGGCGAAAAGAATCTCATCCCGAAATTTGATGGGGAAAATTACGTATTTATCAGCGGAGTTGACAGCGTCGACGCAATCGCGTATGATGGCACTGTGACTACCGCCCTGTCTAATTCAGGGGCCGGTCGCTCAGCTCTTAACGGAGAAGTGGGCGTCCTCGCTGGATGTCGTATCGTAAAAGATAACCATAAGGCCACTTTTATCGGTGGCAGCGCCTCGGCAACTTTAGCCCTGGATAAGGGGCATTTAGTTGGCGCAGACGCGGTTATCCACGAAATCGCAGCTCCACCGGAGCTTCGAGCGGAGGATGACGACTTCGGTCGTTTCGTGGCCGTTGCTTATCTGTGGAGAGGATGCTACAAGAAAATCCTTTCACAGGATACGCATAGCCAGGAGCATGTGATTAAAGTAGCATCGGCATAATAGTCGCTCTTACCGCAAGGTAAGATTTTTTATCTAAGGAGAAAAATTATGGGATATGCAGACCCAAGGGCGACAATGGTTTTCTCGAAGGGGGTTGCTTCTTCGATACCAGCGAACGCCGAATTAGCTAGCTTCTTGGTCCCTGCGGGCCGGGAAGTCGAAGTATACAATCTACGCGCACGCGCATCAGCGCCGGAAGGCTGGGCAGCTAACGCTGACCTCGTCGACTCCGCTGGTACTGTGTATGCGACAGTTACCCTTAGCGGTACTCAGAATAAAGTCTTCGAGGCATCGGAGACCGCTTCTGGCCCAGTTAAAATTGTAACCAGCGCTAACCTTGAAAGCGGAGATACCTATCTCCGGCTTATCACGGACGCCGATTTACAAATTTTTAAAGGCACCGTTCAGGCCGACTTCTCGTACCCAGGCGCGAAGTAAAACACAATGACGACATATCTTGAACTCAAGACGAGAGTGTTAAAATTCTGCGATGCTGTCGGGTCTACAGACGCTGGCAGTATTGCAGAACTTGCGCTCGAAGAGACAATGCGCTTCATAGCCCAGCGTATTACGGTTCCGCCGCTGGTGGCCGAAGCCACCCACACGGTTACCTCTACGGACCTGTCTAATTCATCTGTTGCATTACATGCAACAGTTCCAAACGGGTTCGCTATAACGCAAAGTCTTATGTCGTCCCCAAACAGGCTTTTTATTAAAAAGGACTCCTCGACCGCTGGGAAGGGGCAGCCCTATACGTACCAGGATTACTTGGCATGGCTGGACTTAAAGGCCGTGCCAAGCTATTCCTATCCGACCATATTTACAGACAGCTATACAGACGAACGCCCAGCGCGAGCTTATACTATAGACCTCTCTCGCTCTCTTATCGCCGAACCAATGAGCGAGGGGAACGTAATGACTTTATTCTACAATAAGCCGCCAGCGGTTTATGCCGATGCCAGCTCCCCAGAACTGGAGCCGATGTATGAGCATGTCTTAGTTAATGGGGCCATTCTGATTCTTAAAGAGTGGATACGCGAGCCAGATGTCCCACTCGACCCTCACACAATTTTACAGCCCTTAATTCCGCAGATTCGAGAAATAGATATTCATCGTCGCTCTAATCGTCAGCGAGAAAGCCTAAAGCCGTCTAATCGTTACAGGATTTACTAGTCATGGCCATACGTCCAAAGAACACAGGCGCAATTAAAATAGACGAAATAGGCGAGAAAACAGCCAGTAACGAAATAAAGGTTATTGATAAGCTAGTCTTTCAGAATGCTAGTGACGGCATCGTCGATACAGTAGAAACTGCAATTGACGCATCCGGCACAACCCAAGGGACGGCCCGAACCTTAACATATATAGTTAACGTAGTAGCTACAGCAACCCAAGACGCACAGGACGGGGTTATACTTGGCACTTCTTTTTCGATAGGACAACAAGTTCATGTCATTAACGCAACTAATTCGCCTATTAAAGTTTATCCTCCGTCTGGTGGCTCTATTAGCTGGAAAAGCGCGGACACGCCGTATATCCTAGACGTGCATAATTCTCTAACTCTTATTAAGGTTAGCGCCACCAGTTGGAGGCTAATCTAATGGCCACTAGTCAAATCATATATAATGATGACGTACCAGGGTTAGCGATTACCATCTCCCCCTCGCTCCCCTGGAGCACCTTTCGGAGCGTAACTATAGTTGAGACCCCCGAGGAGATTATCGCCGCCGCCGCCAACATACATGGCTGGTATATTTACAACGCAGCTACCTCCGTACGATATGTAAAATTTTGGGATATTGACACGACCCCCACAATAGCCACCGACACAGCAGCCCTGAAGCTTACGCTGGCTATTCCGAAAGGGCAAGCTGCTAACGTTTCCTTCTCGTCGGGCATTAAATTCGAGAACGGCATTTATGTCGCCGTTACTACCGGCATCGCCGACGATGATGAGACAGCCCCCACCGAGGGCGATATCACGGCGAACATATTCTACAAATAATCACTAAGGGACATAATTATATCCAATGAGAGCTAAAGCTGGATATTTTACTATCCGTGGCTCGAATGGGTCACAGTCTGTTACCGGGGTCGGCTTTACCCCGACCGCCGTGCTTATACTTTGTACGAGTCGTTACGTTTTCGGTTATAGTGTTGGCGCGGGCGCGATAGGGTACGGCATGGCCGTGCCAACAACGAAATCTGCCCCGAACGACATTGGTCAGTTTTGTTCGACAATTAACTACAATTATAACGGCGCCGGGGCATCTACTTATGGCATATCCGATGGTACTATTGCACTTCTGCCGGGCAATAATATTGTTGCTTCGTTGACTAGTTTCGATGCGGACGGTTTTACGCTTTCGGTAGCCAATGCAGATGGCCTAGAGCCAATCTATTTCTACCTAGCGATGAATCCGACCACGACCGACTACTCGTATGAGAATTTACTGGGAACGACGGGAAGTAGTTCAGTCACCAATATAGGTTTTACTCCGGTCGGTGCGGTAAATATAGGCGGCGCCACAACTGGCTCGACAGTCGGCGTGGGTATTGGCGGCGGAGCCTCGCAGTCCACAACGGCATCTGCGGGCGTTCGAGAGAATACGGCCTCTAGTTTCACGATGTACTCTAAGATTGAATCCTGGGATAGGGCGAGTAACGATAATACCTTTTATTTTGGCGGTATTGGTCAGCAGATGGGGCTTATAGCCTTCGACGCCACAGGGTACGATTATCAGCGTCTGCGTTCCATAGCTTACCAAACCCCTTTTGGTACTTTCTGTTTCGGTGCAGAATTCAAAATTTCATGCGGTTTTGTTGCTAGTAGCCAGGAGGAAGACCAGAAAATAAGTCTTCCATTCAAACCAGCGGGGGCGGTCTTTTTCGGTAACGTGCCTACGGTTGAAATCTTCCCCGATTATGGAACTCCCGGGGTGGCCAATTTTTATACGACCGGGATAGTAGACGAGGAGCTTCAGCATTATACACTCGTATTCTCAGATTCCGAGGTTGGGATTCCAGGCACGCAACATACATGGCTTTCAAGTACAGCCTTCTATCCCACTACTAGCTGGGTTTATGGGGAAGGGCCATACATCCCGCCAGACGGTATCGTTGCGGTATCAATGGAAGACGACGGCATGATAGTAGACTCCTCCGGCTTAGCAGCTGGCTTGCCAATTATATATATGATTTTCGGCCCTGGAGAGGAGACCGGCTCGTCATTGTGCGCTATGGGGGTAGGATAGTATGGACGTTTTAGCCAATCATGTTCACTATATGATTGTGCCGTATCCCACCGAAGGCTTAAGGCGTAGCGACTGGACTGTGGCGCTTTTTAAGGACGGTCAATTAATGCCTGAGATTCCCATCGAGGTTGAGGAGCGCAGCGCCACTTTATACGTTTTTGAATTTATGAATGACGGCACAGATAAGAGCCTATGGACTCTTGTCGTGGCTCCCCCCGACAGGACTGGGCAGTATTATACTGAATCTTGGACAGTGCGAAAAAACATTGTCGAGCAGTCCCTATCCGAAATGCGAGTCGG